AATATAATGAAAGATGATGTTCTTCTAATGGAAGATCCTGGTCTTGATCTATTGAATCATTATAATAAAAATTTTGGTAGTGGATTAATCCAAACACCAAAGGGTCTTATCACGGAATAACCCTTGACTTTTGAGTCAATTTTTGTTATAATAGTTATATGAAGTTCTACACATCCGTCATACCACACCGTGGTCGTCTATTGGTTCGTGCCATAGTAAACGGTAAAAGAATTCACAAACGAATAAGTTATAAACCCTCTCTTTTCGTACCAGTTAAAAAAGAAACAAAATACAAAACTCTAGATGGTCGGCCATGTGAGAGAATCAAATTCGATTCTACATATGAAGCGAGAGAGTGGTTGAAGCAATATGATGGTGTCACCGGGTTTGAATACTTCGGTAATACTAGACATCAACACGCCTTCATATCAGATGAATTCAAAGGCAATATAGAGTGGGATCTTTCTAAATTAAATACTATTACTATTGACATTGAAACAGAATGTGCAAATGGATTTCCTGATCCAAAAACTGCAATCGAGCCTTTGTTATGCGTTACCATAAAATCTCATTCAACAAAGGATATAATCGTATTCGGTATAGGTGAATATAAAAATGATAATGATAAAGTAACCTATCATCAATTTCCTACTGAACAGTCTTTACTAGAAGCATTTATTAAATTCTGGGCAGACTATGATCCTGATATTGTCACCGGTTGGAACTGTAAGTTCTTTGATATGCCTTATCTAATTAATCGTATTAATTATTTACTCGGCGAAAGTGAATCATTGAAACTAAGTCCTTGGGGCGTTGTTGAAGGTAAAAAACAAAACAAACAATTCGGTGGTGAAATAGAACATTACGATATTCTTGGTGTATCAATCTTAGATTATCTAGACTTGTATAAGAAATACACTTACACAAAACTAGAATCATATAGACTTAACTTTGTTGCTGGCGTAGAACTCGGTGATTTCAAAGATGAAAATCCTTATGATAGTTTCAAAGAATGGTACACCAATGATTATCAATCATTCGTAGATTATAATATTCAAGATGTAGAACTAGTTGATCAGTTGGAAGATAAAATGAAACTAATTGAATTACATTTGACTATGGCCTATGAGGCAAAGGTAAATTTTCAAGAAGTATTCCAACAAGTAACCATGTGGGATGCAATCATATTTAATTTCTTAAAAGATAAAGGTATTGTTGTACCACAGAAAGAAGATCACGAAAACGCTAGAGGTTATGAAGGTGCTTATGTGAAAGATCCTATTGTAGGTTTTCACGATTGGGTTGTAAGTTATGATTTGAATAGTTTGTATCCACATTTGATTATGCAATATAATATATCGCCAGAAACTATTATAGGTTTTCAACCTGAACTTGCAAGTGTAGATAGAATGCTTGAAGGTGATGTTGACTTTTCTGCATTTGATAAAAGAACTATGACACCTAACGGTGCGATATTTAGAACTGATAAACCTGGTTTCTTAGGTGAGTTGATGGAGAAGTATTATACAGATAGAAGTAAATATAAAAAGTTGATGATCATTGAGCAAAAGAAACAACAAAAAGATAAAGGTAATAAAACTATTAGTAATAATATTTCTAAGTATAACAATATTCAAATGGCAAGAAAGATTGCATTGAATAGTGCCTATGGTGCTATCGGTAATAAGTATTGTCGGTACTATGATGTTCGACAGGCTGAAGGTATCACACTTGCAGGTCAATACTCAATTAGATTTATACAAAGACGAGTCAATGAATATCTTAATAAGTTATTGAAAACTGAAAAGGCAGATTATGTTGTTGCTTCAGATACAGACTCAATCTATATTCGTATGGGTGATGTTGTTAAGAAAATGGGCCTTGGTGATGATATCAAAAAGACTGTAAATATTCTAGATAAATTTTGTGATCAGAAACTTAAACCATATATTGATGAGAAGTATCAAGAGTTGGCTGACTATACACACGCTTACAAACAAAAGATGGTCATGGATAAAGAAGTGATTGCTAACAAAGGTATCTGGACTGCTAAGAAAAGATATATTCTTAATGTATATAATTCTGAAGGTGTTGATTATGATGAACCTAAATTGAAGATTATGGGTATTGAGGCAGTCAAATCATCTACACCAAAAGCGTGTAGAGATAAAATTAAAGAGGCACTAAAAGTTATAATGACTAAAGATGAAAATGCTTTGATAGAGTTTATAGATGAATTCAAAAAAGAATTTATTGAACTGCCTGTTGAAGAAGTATCTTTCCCAAGAAGTGTTAATGGTCTTTTAAAGTATCAAGATAATACACACATTTATAGAAAGAGTACCCCTCGCCATGTGAAAGGTGCATTGATCTACAATCTAAATTTAAGACAAGATAGTAAATTGCTAAATAAGTATGAAACTATTAAAGAAGGCGATAAGATTAAATTCTTAACATTGAAAATGCCTAACCCATTTAAAGATGATGTTATATCTTTCCCCACTAAACTACCTAGAGAGTTTGGTTTAAAACAGTATGTAGATTATGACGCTCAATTCGAGAAATCATTTTTAGATCCATTAAGATTTATAGTGAGTGCAATCGGATGGAACTTTGAACGACAAGCCTCACTAGAAAGTTTTTTCGGATGAGTGATGTATTAGAAAGTGTAATAGATGTAGGTAGTGGATATTTTTTATCTATTATAATTATGTTAATAATATTTCCTTTGTTTGATTTACATCCAACAATCTTTGAGAACCTTCAGATTGCTTTTGTATTTATGATTGTGTCAATGACTAGATCAGCACTATGGCGAAGATTTTTTAGAAAGAGAAGAGTATGATAATAGAACGATTAGATAAAATGGGTAGTGATCTATCCGTAGTAAATGCGGCCAGAGTTTCGTATTCTAAAATTGCTGAGGAGATGACTGATAAGGATGAAAAACTTATTAAGTATCTAGTAGCACACGACCACTGGTCACCATTTGCACACGCTTCAGCACAGTTTAGAATTAAGGCACCTTTGTATGTTGCAAGACAATTAGTAAAACATCAAGTAGGGTTATCTTGGAATGAAGTTTCAAGAAGATATGTTTCAGATGAACCTGAAATACAAAAGGTACAAGAGTGGCGAGGTCGACCTAAAGATTCTAAACAAGGTTCTGATGGTCTTATTGATCTACCACCTGAAGTGATTAAAAGATATGAAGAACATATGGAGACTTCAACGAAAATATATAGAGAACTTATTTACTTTGATGTTGCACCTGAAATAGCAAGAAGTGTATTACCACAAAGTATGATGACTGAATGGATATGGTCAGGAACTTTATATGCATTTGCTCGTGTATGTAATCTAAGATGTAAACCTGATACACAAAAAGAAACAAGATTTATTGCTGAAGGTATAGATAGATTTATGCGAGAAGATTTTCCTGTGAGTTGGAAATATCTATGTCCAGAAAAAGGAATTGAATCAATTAAAGGCGTATGATAGTATCAGCACTTCCACAAGAAATTATAGGTTTAGGTCAAGATGTTTTAATTACAGGAGTTGGTAAGATAAATGCTACTAGAGTTTTAGTAGATTATATTATCAAGAATGAACCTAAGTTTATTGTTAACTATGGCACGGCTGCTAAATGTTCTAGAAGAGTTGAAGTCGGTAAAATATATGAGATTAAAAAATTTATACAAAGAGATATGAACGCAACACAATTAGGATTTGAAACTTATCAGACACCTTTTGGTAAAGGTGCAATAGATACAGGTCTGGTTCTACCAAGTAATCTTGTTTGTGGTACAGGTGATAACTTTTGGGAAGGTGATAGTCAGTTTACTGCTGAATATGATGTTGCTGATATGGAGGCATATGCCTTGGCGTCTGTATGTGAAGAATATAAAATAAAGTTTAGATGTTTTAAATATATTTCAGATGATGGAAACGCAGATCAATGGATAGAGAATTGTAAAAAAGGAGTTGAACTATTTAAAGAATATGTTAACCCATAATATGTTAAATGAAACACTATTTAAACGCCTAGAGCGACACGCTAACGAGGTAAAACTACCTATCATAGACAATCAATCATTCGATAGATATACTAATGAATTTGGGCGTGATGTCTTTCGCTGGACACTTGCAGAATACATTGCCAAAGTAAGGCCAGAGTTCCCACTTAAACGAATTAGTGAAGCAGATGTTCGTGCAGGTATGTCATCTCTAAAGAAAACTGATTACAGTTCCTATTGTACACCTATTGAGCAAGTAGAAAAGAAAATCTTTGAAAAGTATGATGATCTTGAATATTCATTTGACAAATATGGACTAGGCATTATAGATTGCCCATCTAA